ACAATGCAAATCTGATTCTTTTTGAATAATCTATTGTAGAAGCACCAGAGTTTAAGTTTTGATTTGTTGGGTCAAAATAACCCATTTTTCCATTACCAGCGGCGGCTGATCCAGCGTTTAAAGAAAAACTAAAACCCAATGTATTACCTCCAGTTGCCGCTGCCGAGGTTCCGTTTGCCCTTAAATACTGGCCAGAAATAGTGCGAGAGCAACGAATTGGCCTAGCCAAATTAAACAGCGAATCGTCAGTAAATGTGTTCGCCCTAGAGAGAGGCATAAAATTAGGTTAGTTGTGTAACCAAAGCGGTACTTGCTGAAGAAAAGATACCGCCAATTAGTCCAGTATAAGAAGCTGGAGTTTCGTAGTAATCCCCGCTATTCAAAGCTACGCTGTAGGAGGTTGCGCTTGCGGTAGCTGTACCTAGTGTGACGTAGAGTAGGCTAGGACCAGCGTTGTAGATCGTACAGGCACGCCGAGACGCGTTTGACGCGGCTATCGTGCCGAAGGAGGTGCTGGTAAAGGCGGTTGGTCCTGTTCCGCCTGTAGTGGCTTGGCCGGGGAATACTGTGCCTGTAGTTAGCTGTGCAAGGGTTCCGTTGCTAATTGCGGTTGTACCGCTAGAAACAATGATCCCATCCGCTACATCCGCCTGGAGCGTAGTCAGCAACGCCTCGATGTCGGTGAGGTTAGCCGTAATCGACATAGTCCCGCCACTAAGCGGTCCTAGACTTTCAATAATCGTATTCCATTGCCGACCCATTGTATTATCTCCAGTTAATCAACGCCCTGCCCTATATCGCAAGGGCAGAGCATTAACTTAGTCCTTACGGACATAGATTGCCATTGCACCACCAGTAATTCCAACACTAGAGATGTCACCATAAACGGTGACACCAGCTTCAAATGTAGCTGTAGTTGTCGAACCACTAATAGCGAGTGTGGCCGTAGACAAGGATAGTGCGGTCACAGCATCAAAGGTTCCAGCAGTTGTGGAAGCTGAGTTTGCGATGATCGTACCGTCATCACCCAATGCCAAGCGAGATAGCCTACGCATTTTAGGTGTGCAACGCTATGCGGTAAGATGTGCCGTTCAACGTGACGTTGAGAGAGGCAGGGGAGGTTGCAACGGTGTTAACCGTGCCACCACTTGATCCAGCCGTGATCTCAAATACGTTGGTTTGGTTGGCCGAGTCAAAGCGGATAGCTTTGCCTTTGGCCTTGCGAGCCGAGCGGAAGTATTCAATAGCCATGTTATGTTTCTCCTATTTTCTAAGCTGCTACAGCACGTTTTATTTGATCGGGCTTGTAACTGCTTTTGAATCTACTGCCAAGTTTTTGTTCTTGGCGATAGTACCCCTTCATCAAATTTGTTTTATTAACTCCCAGCGGGTTGTCGAGGGGTTCGCCAACCCCCACTAGGGTTAATTTTTGAGGGACAGTAAAGCGTTTGAGGTAACGTGGGACTGAGTCCCGCTCGCTAACCGTTTTTTCCAGTTCAACGACTGATCCGTTTCGGGTGTCGGTGTACTGGTAAACAGGCATTACGAGTAGTTTTCCTCGTCCGCTTTACTAGCCATCTTCATCATCTTCTCTTCTTCAGAGGCAGAGTCTTCACTTTCGGCGCGGTCTTCTGCTTGATCTTGGTTCTCGTCAACCATAGCGTTTTCCACCATGACATGAGCGATACCATTCTCAACCATCTGCACCGTTCCGGTTAGTTCAACGGAGTCACCTTCTTGGGGGGAAACATCACCTTCGCCATCGTTCATTTCGAACTTAGAGATAGGCAACATAACCATTCCCTTCTTCATCATTGCATTCATAGGTTTCTCCTTTGAGGAAGAGGCTGGGGAGGTTTTACCCTCCCCAGCTTTCCGAGGTCCCATACCAATGACTAGCATGGTTCCCATGTGAATTAGCTGTAGTTGCTCTTCGAGAAGATCGTGCGGAAGAAGCGAGTATCTAATTGCTTCGCCGCATAGAACGTCTTGAAGGACGCAACAATACGTTGTCCGTAGGGGTCAGATTTGTCTGCCGCATCCAGGATCGTGACCTTCGGGCTGAAGGGTGATCCGGAGGCCGCAATGCCGCTGAGTGAGGGAACGCCGAACGCTCCACCACCGAGCAACAAGTTGCCGTAAACTACGGCACTTGTCGTAGCTGCATTGGCAACACCATCAGCCGCCGTAGCGAACGTCTGGACGTTTGTTGAGCTTACAACCGCGCAACCGAAGAGTTTGCCAGTTTCACCCTTGAAAATTTGATCAGGGGCAGAGTAGCTGGAAACCTTCAACCAATCATCATCTTGCTGTAAGTCACGGATAGCGGCGGGATGTGCAACAAGCACATAGCCGTCCTTGATCTTAGGAGCGCGAGCGATGAACAGCGAGGTAGCACCATCGAGCAAGTCGGTGGCAGTAATCGCGCTGTTGGGGGTTGAGGAGGTTGCGAAGGTCGTTCCGTTCGTGCCGTTCTGGGCATAACGAGCGTAGGACTTCGTGGCAACGCCAGTACCAGTAGAGGTGGAAGAATCTTGGATCAACGCACGATGACACAGGGTGTCCGCATGAAGAGCCGCATCTTCGCCTAACTGACGAGTGGCTTGAGCCAAATGGGAGAACAATTCAGTAGCGAGCAACACATCGGTCAACTGGATTTTAGATCCATATTGTATGAGGGTAGCTTCAACTGAACTGAGGGTCAGATCACGTTCGTCACCGCTAGAAGGAGTAGTTCCTTCTGACAGATTGGCGATTGCGCTGATCGAAGGATCAGAGAATCGGAAGAATCGGATCGTTTTGTTCCCACCAGTTTTGGTTGGGTAGGGGGTTTTCATTGCAAATTGCTCCATCTGGAGCAAAGGCAGAGCGCGTTCCAGCAACATCTTGCTGAAATACGTCTGGAATTGTGCTGTAACTGAGCCTGTAGTAACCATTTTGTTTAATTTCCTGTGGGCAACTTATCAGTTTCGGTCAGCTTCACTCGCCATTTTCATGAGTTCCGTCTCCTGCTCGTCTAGCGAGAGTTGATGGAACGCCTTCTTTTTAGCGGGTGTTGACGGCTGTCCCGACCCTGGGGTCGTTGCTTTTCTGAGTTGAGCGAGTTCTCGCTCATACTCCACAACCTTCTTCTCCAAGTCGGATGCGGACTCCGATTTAATCTTAATCTTTGCGATACCTACAGCATCATTGATCCCAGCGGGGTAGTTCCGCAAGATCGCATGATTCTGTAGCATCTCAGCGACTGCCTTATAAAGAGAAGACTTAGAATCCTTGAGTTCTGGATTCGCCTCTACTTCTTTAAGCAAGTTTTGATCCCAAGCATCTTTTAATCCTGCTTGAGTTTTCTTTTCAAACTCTTGCTTGTCTTCGGTTTCGATCTCGGTGGCTTTCTGTTCGGCGAGTTTCGCAAGGTCATCCCGGCCTTCATCGCGGTAAGCTTTTGACGCTTCGCGATAATCTTCCGCACTAAATCGTTTGCTTGACGATTTTTCAGTTTCTCTACTAGAGCTTGCAGCCTCCCTCGATTTCTCGATGCTTTCACGCTCTGCTTTGAGTCTTGCTTTTTCTTCTCGAACATCATCCCATTCCTTCTCTAACCTAGACTTGGCTTTCTCGTATCGGGTAGGCTTCTTCTCGGAAGCCGAATCCGACTTGGTTTCTGACGGTTGATCTGTTAAAGAACTATCGTTTTTGACTGATTCATCTTTAGATGCTTCAGTTGCTTTATCATCCGATAAAGACTTTGGTTCGGTGGTTTCGGCAGTCGCGGGGGTCTGCTCGGTATCTCCGCTGGCCTTAACTTCAACTTCCTTGTCTGCTTTGGTTTCGTTGGGTTCAGTCGGCAAGTACTCCTTGCCTTCGTCAGCCGCCGTTGCCATCGCTAACATTTCTGTCTCAGTCGGGTTATTCGATTCCGCCATGTTGACCCTTTCTTACGCCAATCGAAAGTGAGTCAAACTTTCGGATGGGTTAGTTGACTACTATTTCATCAGGCTCATCGTTGTAGTCCACGATGGCTGAGTTAAGTTTTTGGGTTGAGAGCGATTCGAGAACCGCCACACAACCTCTAAAGCCTTTAGCATATCCGCAAGCGTCTGCAAGTGCTTCTTGTTTTTTCATCACCGCAGAGGAGTTTTGCCGTAAAGTTAGATTGAGTAAGATAAGGCTTAACTTAGCTCCGGTAGGTGAGGCTAAGAACCCTGTCCACGCTTTCTCATCCTCCTCCTCCCAAGCGGGTTCGTGTACCCACTCTTGGTTACGGATGAAGTAGAGGGCTGATTTTAGCTTATTCATACTATCAACGCCCAGCTATCCCCTTGGAATAGGTTGACCTTTGCCCCAGGAAACACCTCGGATAAAGCCTCCTGTACAGCTTTGAAAGACCAATCGTGTCCAGACATAATCCCACCCTTGCGGATCTTTGTCTTCCAACCATTGAGGTCTGCCACCACCGCCCCTTTCCGATGATCGCCGTCCACATACACTA